AATCATACTCTTTTTCCTTGTACTGTTCCTAGTAAGCCTGAAATAGTTATGAGGGAGTAGTAATGAGGATTGATAAGATTAATGGCAAGTTATGGGATAATTATCTCATAACCTGCAACCAAATGAGGGATGGTATGAGGATTGATAAGGCGAATGGTCGGTTATGGGAATGGTACATAGTAACTTGCAACCATTGTGGAGCGAAGATTAAGAAACCAGTATGGTGGTTGAAGCTATTATTCATCTTCAAGAGAAAACTATACTTCACCTGCAATGAGTGTCACAGTACAAGTTGCTACATCAACTTTTTCCGACTGATCCACGATACTACCGATGAACAAGAGAAATTAATGAATAAATATCCTAAATGGGATAAGAGGATAAGATGAGAGTTTGGATTGACACGAGAGAAAAACAGAGGGGTGTCAGAGCGAAGAAGTTTTACAAGAGGCATAATTTCGAGGTGGAGATTAAGCATTTGGATGTTGCAGATTATGTCTTCGATGGTAAAATAGCATTCGAGTATAAGACTGTAGCCGATTTTATGCATAGTTTGACAGATGATAATAATTCCTTATTCGAGGAAGTTGCTAATCAAGGTTACGAGTATCGTAACAAAGGCAAGTATTCCTACATTGTTATCGTTGGTAAGCTTGTACCAACATTGAAAAGATTAAGCAAATACAGTAGAAGTAAGAATTATGTCGCAAACAGTATTGCTCAATACAATGGAGCGATACGAACCCTCCGAAAAATCACGAATGGAATAATCATCTGTGATACTGAAGAGGAAGCCTTGGAGGAAATGTATCTTCAAGCAAGAAGTTGCCTGAAATTGAATAAGTATGGGGGTACTGGTAGAAGATTGAAGATTGACCGATTGACTGCAGTAGATGTGTTGCTCACATCAGTTAAGAATGTTGGATTGAAAACATCCAATAATATAATCAAGGAATTGAAGATAAAGAATGTTCAAGACCTACTGGATTGTACAATAACTGACTTTGAATCTGTTAACCGAGTCAATCTGAAGAAAGCAAGAGAGATTTATAAATTCCTACACAAAGGAGAGAAACGATAAAATGGATTTGGAAACCAAATGTTTTATTCAAGATGTACAGATAGTAGAACTGCAGGAACAGTTAACTCAATGCAGAGCCGAGAATGATAGATTAAAGGCAAAGCTCAAAAGAGTTCAGAGTGTGCTTGATGACAAGAGGGTTATTTATGAAGATTGAGTATGTGGATAAGGAAGATATCCTTAAAATACTTAAAGATAAGGTTAAGGAAACTGGTAGTGTTGCGATGAAGTGGCAATTAAATCAACTCATTCGTAAAGTAAATGAAACACCCACTTTTTTATACGATAAAAATCTTGTGTCATCTACACTAAAAGACACAGATTCCAGTAACAACACCACCTTACCCAGTTACTATGGGGATACGATGGACTTGCTAACTGCTTGTGAAAAAGGACTAGTACCCAAGGAGAAACTAATCCACTTCTGTGAATTGAACATCATCAAATATGTCTTACGATACAAACAAAAAGGGGGTTGTCAAGACTTGGAAAAAGCAAGAGCATATCTTGAGAAGTTGATAACCTATGAAAATCACGAGAAGTAGCAGATTAATAGTAAATGAGAATAGCCTAACTGTCACCATACCCACCGAATGCCAAGTCTGTCACCGACTCTTCTATCCTATCGTAAATAATATGAAATACTGTAGCCCCCATTGTAGCCATCAAGCAAGACTGGAATGGAGGCAACAAAGACACAAAAAACTGAATGGAAAAAGGATTCCAAAAAAGTGCGAGTACTGTGGAAAACGATTCATAAGCGACAGAAGTAACCGAAAATACTGTAGCCCTGAATGTTCAAGCAAAGCTCATCAGGATCAGAAAAATAAATGGTGGTTTGAGAATTATGAGGATAATCGATTACCCCTTGGAGAATCAAACCTATCAGAGCATCGGTATGAGGATTTCGAGCGAGAATTTTGGGCAGTCAGGAACGAGAAAAGAAGACTACTAGGCAGGAGATGAAAATTATGAAAGTGGAAGACCTGATAAAATCCCTACAAAAATACAATCCCAAAGCCGATATCGGAATCTCAATAGATGGATACTACGAATCGGAATTATACTTATCCTATATCTGCAAAGACACAGATGGGAAAGAACAAACCCCACAAACCACCAAGCAAGTGTGGATAGAGGGAATAGATTTCTGCAAGGATTGTGAATTCCTAGCAAATAACTACTGCCTTGCATACAATTGCGATGCTAATGATGTGAACGAATGCTATCAATTCAAGGAGAAAGAATAAGATGAGGGATGTGGAAGTAATAGGTGGAATCGGAGAAAAAAACAGTAACAATAATACTCAATGGTACTTCCAAAACCGAATATACAATCCTGATGGATTAAGCCCAAGCTTAACCACACTAGGCAGGGGTTACCTAATACCAGTAGAGAGAGAGAGAGCAATGGAAGAAATACAGTACTTATCATTATTTAGTGGAATAGGAGGATTCGAGTATGGATTACAGAAATCAACAAGATACAATTTTGAATGTGTAGGATATAGCGAGGTGGACAAGTATGCCGAAAAAATATACCAAAAACACTATCCAAACCACCCTAAACTTGGGGATGTCACAAAAATCAACCCCAAAGACTTACCCCAATTTGACCTCTTGGTTGGAGGATTCCCTTGTCAGAGCTTTTCTAATGCAGGAAAGAAAAGAGGGTTTGATGACTGCCGAGGAACACTCTTCTTTGAAATCGCTAGGATTCTCAAAGACAAAAGACCCCGATATTTTCTACTTGAAAATGTTAAAGGTTTATTATATCATAACCAAGGAAAAACTTTCCAGACAATCCTTAGGGTTCTTACCGACTTGGGGTATAATGTTGAATGGCAGGTACTTAATTCTGCCCATTTCGGAGTGCCACAGAAGAGAGAGCGAGTGTTCATTAAAGGATATTCTAGAGAAAGATGTCGAGGAGAAGTATTATGTCAACGAGAACACGATGAGGAAGATTATATTCCAAGAGTAGATAATGAGAGATTATCGGAAAACTTAATCAGGAAGAGTAAGATGACACAAGATTATATTAAATTACGAGAAACTACAAGCAAGGGTTACAAGGAAACCTACCCTTACGATGGAATAGAATTAGGTAGGCAAGGGTGTACTGTCAGAAGAGGGGTCAGTCACGAGGGAATGACTGGGGCTTTGAACACTAGCGATGGTAATTGGGGGGTACTTATGGATGATTTTCGGATACGAAAACTGACTCCGACAGAGTGTGAACGATTGCAGGGTTTCCCTGATGGTTGGACAGAGTTTGGTGTAGATGGATCAAGGATATCCGATACACAAAGGTATAAGTGTTTGGGGAATGCAGTTACTACTAATGTGATTACTTGGATTGTGGATAATTGGGATTTCAAGGTGGATAATGATGATGGAGAATGAATTTTCAATAAATAATAAAGCTTTGCATATTTATTGCCTATCTGATGCTCATTTAGGTAGTAATGTCTTCAATCGTGAGTACTGGGAGTATGCTTTATCAGTTTTTAAAAAGGATAAGCATAACAAGGTACTGTATCTTAATGGGGATTTGCTAGAGTTAGCCTCAAAAAATACAGGAGATAGTGTTTTCAATCAGGAAATGGATGTGAATGAACAAATCAATCAGATGGTTGAATACCTAGAACCACACAAGCAATACATCAGAGGATTGACTAGTGGAAACCACGATAGTATGAGAACAAAGAAAGATTTCAACTTGGATACTGCCAAGGTTATTGCAGATATGTTGGATGTTCCATATAATACTAGCATCTACGATACTTTACTAGTGAATGATAAGAAGTTGAGCATCTACCTTGCACACGGTAAGGGTAGTAGTAAACTACAACATTTAGCATTGGGTAAGATACAAAGAGATATGAGCTTTATAGAGGCAGATATTAATTTTATGGGGCATCTTCATAGGTGTGGAGCAATCGAGCAAGTCTATTACAAGCCAAACCTTGGTTATTATCGCCGATTATTCTGCCTAACAGGACACTTCCTACGATACGAAAACAGTTATGCAAGTAATATGCTACTCTCACCATCCCCTGAGGCATTCCTACGAGTAGAAGTAGACAAGGATTTGAATAAGAATGTGACAATGTATGAATCCGACAAGATAAACTGGAGAGAAGAATGAAACACATACTATGCTTTAGTGGAGGAAAAGACTCTACTGCAATGCTAATAACAATACTAGAAAAAAACCTCCCACTAGATGAAATACTCTATGTAGATGTAGGGGATTGGATGTGGGAAAACCACCAAGACCATATCAAAAACATTGAAAACAAACTAAATGTTCAAATCACCCAAATAAACATCCACGAAGACCTAATAAAAGGCTTTGAAAGATGGGGATTCCCAAGCTTTTTCAATAGATGGTGTACTGGAATCAAAAA